TAGTACTCCACCGCGCCGCCGGACGTCACGACGACGCCCAGGATCTCGCCGCTCAGCGTGTTGGTCTGGAACTCCGTGCTCTCGCCCTTGGTCTTCGCACTGTCGTTCTCCAGCCCGAACTGGACCTTCGGGAACCAGTACGCCACGTAGCTCTTCGTCCCGCTGGCGATCTCGCCCACGATGTAGCCGAAGCCGACGTAAGGCGCTTCCTGCTCGTTCACGGTCAGCACCTTGCTGCTGACGGTGTAGCCCAGCAGGGCGGTCTTCACGGTGTTCGGCAGGCTCGCCAGCTCCAGGCTGATCGTGCCGCCGGTCATGCCGTTGGCGCGTTCCACCGCGTGGTTGTCCGCGAACAGCTTCACGTCGTCCCGGTTCAGGGTGACGTCCGCGCTGATCAGCAGATCCGCCTGCGTGGCGCCGCCGGAGTAAACAACTGCAGATCCGGACCCGCCGCTGGAAACCTTCGCATAGGTCAGGCCCTTCAATCCGATTCTCGCCATAGTGTTACCCTCCTACTTGTTGTTCAGTTCTTCCATGCAGAGCCTGAGTGTCTCCATCATGACCCCGCGTATCCGTGGTTCGCATTTCTTCCGGAACTTCTCGCCCAGGAAGAAATCCTTCTTGTACTGGCGCTTGCCGCTCGCGCTGTGGTAGAAGCCGTAGTTGATGATCTTCAGCTTCATCTCGTTGTTTACGCCGCGCGGGTCATCGCCCTGCGGGTAAACGTCGATGCTCGTGCCGTCCAGATCCTCGTAGATCTTCCCGACGCCGACGCTTCCCTTCAGCGCTCCGCTGACAACGTGGTGCCGCTGTTCGATTGTGTTCGGGAGCTCCTTCAGGAGCACTTTCGCCCCGTTCTCCACCATCTGCCGGCGGATTCTCCGCATCGTCGCGTCGTCCAGCGCCTCCAGTGCCGTCATGGCGCCGCCCGGATCGTCCACAATCCACTTAGCCACCGGTGACCACCTCGTCCCACTGCAGCGGCCCGATGATCGTGCACTGCCAGGTCCAGTGGTTTTTCCCGATGTCAAACGCGAACTCGTGCGCCGGCAGGCTGTACCCGTCCGTTACGGCCGCCAGCTTCGCCTGGACCAGCGCCACCTTTTCGTCGCCCGTTCCGGTCACGTACAGGTGAACCTTCAGCTGGAACACCTGCTCCAGCATCCGGTTGTCCGCCCACAGGCTCGCCGCCTGCCCGTCCAGCTCCACCACGCCGTAGTCATCCGGCGCCTTGTTCTCCCAGGCGTCGCGCACAAACGCGAGGCCCTCCAGTTCGTTCAGCTTCGCCACCAGCAGATCCGCCGCGTCTTTCGTGACGGTCGTCGGCGTGTCATTAGTCGGTGCCATTGACGTCACTCCTCTCGCAGGTGATCTCGATCCCGTCGTCTTCCGTCATGTACGTCCGGACGACGCGGAACTTCTGGCCGCGGTACCTCACGATCCGCTCGCCCTGGTAGTCCTCCGCCAGCGCCAGCACGAAAACGTACTCCGGCTGGACGCCCGCGTTCAGGGCGTTGTAAAATTCGCTCCGCGTCACGCTCCGCACGGTGCAGTAAACCGTCCGCGCCGTTTCGGTCACGGCGTCGTGCACCCCGTGCGCGCTCGCGGCTTCGGTGATCAGGTCAATAACGTCCGCCCGCATCATCAGCCGTCACCGTCCTGTTCCGGTTCGGGTTCCGGATCCGGATCAGGTGCCGGTTCGGATTCCTCGCCGTAGTCGGTGTAGCCGGTTGCGTGCATCAGCTGGACCTTCTGGGTGTTGTAGCTGTCCTTCAGCCGCTCAAAGTCCGACGGGCTCCCGAAGTGCATCCGCACATACGTGAACACCGCCCGGATGCAGAGCGCGTCCTCCAGCGTGCTGTTGTCCTGCCAGTAGGTCCGTGTGGCCTGTCCCACCGTCTCGCTGACCAGCTCAAAGGAGACCGTGCCCGGGAGCACAACGCCGGCGATCGCCAGATCCCGCGCTCCCGCGTCCATCAGTGAGCAGAGCTCACCGTCATACGCCTCCGTCGTGATCCTCAGCGCCTGCCTGCACTCTGTCAGCATTGTCTTCCCCTCGCTTCGTTTTCATGTATTCCTGGTATTCCTTTTCCCCGAACAGGTGCGTCGCCGGCACATGCGTGTCGATCCAGAGATCGAACCCCGCGCACGCTGCGCGCACACAGAAAAACCGGTCCTCTCCGCAGAGGGCCTTCCTGATGTTCGGGATTCTCGCGTACCCGACGCCGGCCTCAAACACCCGGCGCTTTGCCAGGATCAGTCCGCCCATCCCGCCGACCTGATACAGGCCCGGCCGGATCCATTCGTCCCATTTCCCGGCGACGTCGCCGTCGTCATACATCCAGCAGTTGCACCACGGGTGCCCGTCCGGCCCTTCCGTCCATAGGATCTCGCCGACGATGTCCTTGTTCGCACCCAGCAGGTACTCCAGCGTGTGGCGGTTCAGGATCTCGTCCGTGTCAACGGAGAACCAGTAGTCGTATCCCTTCGCGAGCATGTACTGGATCGTCATGTTCCGCAGGTTTGTCATCTTCCAGATGACGTCCCCCGGCCAGTAATGATCCTTCACCTGGATCGTGTCGGGATCGGAGTCGTGGACGATATACGCCGCGTCGCGGATGTGCGGGATCACTTCGGGGCAGTCGTTGACCACATAAAAGCGGTCCATTGTGAACCCCTCCGGAATGATCAGCTCATCCAGCGCGTCCTGGTACGCGTCAAAGATCTTCGGGTCCCGCCGGAGCGGGGCCGTCAGCAGGATCCTCTTCATTCCTTTCCGCCTGCCTTCCGGTAGGCTTCAAAGGATTGATCAGTGATGATGATTGATGCCTTGTGCCCGAGTTGGATCTTCGGATCCGCGTGGATCTTGAACCCGCAGCTCTTCGCACGGATGCAGAAGCTCAGGTCTTCACCGTAGCCCGGCAGCGGCGCAAACAGGTCGTGATACCGGTCCACAATCGTCTGCAGGATGCTCGCCCGCATCATGACGCAGCCGAAGCCGCAGCCGTCAATCTCAAAGATCCCGTCCTTCGGGTAGTCGTCCCAGTCCTCGCTCTCGTTGTCCTGAGGAATGATTCCCTGCCGCAGCGTTTTCCAGAGCACGGGCTTATACGGCGGCCTGCGCATGTGGTAGATGCCGCTCACGATGTCCCGGCCCTCCATGTCCTTCATCAGGTCGATCATCAGGTCGCTGGAAAACACCATGTCACTGTCGAGCCAGAGAACGTAATCCGCGCCGCTCTTGATGGCCATGTCGGCCAGGTCGTTCCTGCTCTTGTAGATCAGGCTGCAGGCGAGGAAGCTGTGATACACTTCCCCGACAGGCTTGAGCCGCATCAGGCTCTGGGCAAATTCCGTCTGGACCGTGTCCATGCACGGGATCGCGATCATCGTTTTCATCATCAAGTCCCCTTTCTTTCGTACCCTTTGAAACAAAGCGCCGGAGCGGGTAAAGGGTGAAACCCCGCTCCGGCATATCCTCAGGCCGTCGCCCTCAGACCGTTTTCAGCCGTCCGATCAGGCAGTGGTGCACTGCAGGCGCACGATGGCGTCGCCCTTGGCGGGCTTGCTGTCGAACACGGCGATGCCGCGGTACATGATGCTGTTGCTGGTGAATCCGGCGGACTCATCGCGGTCAACATGCACGTCCTCGGACAGGTTGCCGACAACGTCAGTCCACTTGCCCAGGTACAGGGCCTTCTTGGCAGTGGGCACGTAGTCGTCCACGATGACCGGGAAGCCCATCAGGCGGCCGCCGATGCCGTTCACGGTGTCGGGCACGAAGATCGGCCTGCCGGCAGAGTCGACGATGCTCGCGATCTCGCTGTACAGGGTCTTCTTGTCGGTCAGGAACTTCGCCTCGGCGTCATAGGCCGCGGGCAGCAGCGCGATCAGGTCGATAATGTTCGCGTAGGTGTAGCCCTCGGTGTTCACGATCTCGTTCTTGCCGGCGCCGGCGGTGGTGAAGGTCAGCTTCACGATGCCGTTGGTGGAGTCGTTGATGATGTAGTTGTCGATGGCGCGGGCGATGTCGCCGGCGAGCATCTCAACCAGCCAGTCCTCAAAAGCGTCGATGCTCATCATGGCGGCGCTGCGGGAGATCTGGATGACCTTCATGAACTCAAAGCCGCCCAGAGAGACGGAAACGGTCGTGTCAGCCGCGGCGGCCACAACGCTGTTCTCGGTGTGGGGCGCCTGGGCGGTGTTGCGGGTGCCTTCAGCGACGAACTTCACGTTGCCGGCAACGCGCAGCAGGGTGATCTCGCTGAGCATCGGGGCCAGCTTCTTCATCTTCTCAAAGAACTTGTCCGCCACGATCGTGGGGATCGCGTTGGTGGCGCCGTCGCCGGTCTGGGTGTAGGCGCGCAGTTCTTCTTCCTCCAGGTTGCCCTGCAGTTTCCGGAGCCACAGGCTGCGGTATTCAGGAGTATTCCTATCCATGTGTTTGTCCTCTCTTTCTTCTTCGATAATCGGTTCGCCTTTCATTTCGGCGACCTGTTCGGCCTGTCTCGCCTCTTCGGCGGCGGCCTGCCTGCGGGTGTCCAGCTCCGCGTCGATCGCCTGGATCTCAGCCATGCGGCCCTCCAGGTCCTCGGTGCTCAGCGCGTCCCGCGTCTCCGGCGTGTCCAGCTCGTTCAGCAGCTCCGCCTTGCGGGCCTCCAGCTGTTCGCCGTTCAGTTCGGAAAAGTCAAACATCTTGCTTTTCCTCCTTCTTGTAGTTTTCCAGCCACTCCAGCACCGCCGTCCGGCGTTCCTGGTCGGCCTGTGCGGCGCGTTCTTCCGCCAGCTTCTGTTTCGCGCTCTCCAGCGAGGCGCGCACGCTCTCCAGCGCGTCGCCTTCAGAAGCGGCCTGCACGCTTGTGCCGCTGTATGCCGGGAAGGCTACCAGGGAAACCTCAAAGATC